AGCGGGCCATAGGTGGCGTTCGTGACGGAGTAACCCAGCGCCATCACGGTGCGGCCCTCAAGATAGCCGAGCCCCGAAAGCGTGGCGATGCCACCTCCAGACGACACGGAGAACGTGGTGTGGCAGTCCACCTGGTAGATGCCGCCATAGGTGAGAAAAGAGGTCCCGTTCTGCACCCGCGTCGCGGTATCGCGGTGCTTGCGCATCTTTTCGATATAGTAATCCGTGCCGGCGCCAACCGTGCGCTGGGTGATGAAATAGACGGAGTCTTCCGTGGCCCCTGGCAGCACCGCCATGGACAATATTTTGTCGCCTTCGTCCTCGCCCGTGATGCAGCGGAACCAGCCGGCGACCTTCTCGTCCGGACCAAAGATGAGGCAGCACACGATGCCGTCGGAGCGCCGCGCCAAGACGTAGGTTTCGGGCTGGCGCTGCACCGCGAGTTCCTGGAACCCCACCGTGAGCGATAGATCGGACGGGTAGCCCAGCTCCTCGTTCAAGCGCAGGAGGTCCTGCGCGCGGAAATCCGACTTGTAAATATCATAGGCGAGCGCGTAGATTTTGCGCGTGGAACGCTGGACGAAGATGCCGAAAACGTCCACCTTGACCGGAGCCACATCGGCCGATCCTTGGCTTGAGCTATCCTTGATGGTGATGTTCGTGGGCGTGAGCGCTTCGTCGAGCGAAGACGCGCGTATGGATGCTTCCGTGGCGGAGTTGCCAAGGATGAGCCTCTGGAGCGGAAGGAACCATCGTACCTGAGGCACGGACCCGCCAGTGGCGATGGTGCGCTGGATCGAATTCGCGTCGGTCGTGACCTGGGTGGACGACGTGGCCCCGGTCGTCACCGTGGTGAAGGATGTGTAATTGTCGGAGTACGATCCCCAGATTTTATCGTCCCGGCCCCACCACAAACGGCCGTCGTAAATGGCGACGGCCGTGGGGTACCCGCGCGCCGCGCTCCACTCACCCTCGCGCCACATGCTGGATGGGAGCACATTCGCGAAAGGCGAGACCACGGCGACATTCGCCACGGTCGAACTCGCCACCGACGTGACCCGGGCCACCCCGGAAAACCCATACCCGCCATAATTGATGCTGACGAGCGCCGCCCCCGATGTGTACGCCGTGAAGCGCCACCGGTACCAGATAATGTTGTTGCTATCCACGTCGTTGATGGTGCCGGACCCGTTCGCCGCTATGGCGCTACCGGAGACCGGGCTAAACCCAGACGTTTGATTGTCGTAGGACCGCTCAAGCGTGAGCGTGCCGACCCATGTCCCCGTCACGGAGTATGCCCATTGCCGGTCTTCGGCATTCGCGTGGTAGACGCCGGTCACACGGAATGCTGGCGTTGCCGCATTGAGGCCGCCCAAGCAGTATGTCGTGTTGGTCTGATCGTGCGTGACCTGGAAGATCGCGCCGGCGTGGGTGGATTTGAAGAACGGAGACGACGCGGTTAGTGTCGTGTTGCCAATGGTGCCGCCTGGCGTTAGCGTGACGTCGCTCGCGGTTGGCGCGATCGTGAAGGGGCCATCTCCCGCGTAGTAATTCACGATCGACCATGATGCGTCGCCGCGGCGTTCGATCTTCAGCTGCCGGGACGACCGGATAGCCAGAAACATTACGTCGATGGACTGCGAGAACCGGATCGATTCCAGCGTCGATGACGTCCATGACCCCGGCAACGACATAATGCCCGCGCTCTCGATCTGCGCATAGGTCACATTGACCTGGGTCTGGCTTTGCGTGAACAGCCGGATCCAGTACGACCCGGACGGCGTGAACGCGAGGGAGTGGTAGCCGGTGCCCAAGTCCGTCTGCTCGATATAGTCGGATGCGCCTTGGCTCGAACCGCACATGAACGAAACCGTGCCCGTCGCGACAATAATGCGGATGGCGTGTTCCGTGCCGGCCGAAGACGTGGTAACTTGCTGGTCGCAGATGGCCTCGCCGCCCGTGCCGAGCGCCTGGAGAATGAGCCCAGACGCGCCGAATGTCGCGGTCGCGCCGCCAGTCAGCGAGGTTGTCCATCCGGACGTAGAGCTGAATGTTGGCGTCGTGACGGACGATGTAACGGCCGCGCGGGTGACGGGCACGTCGTTCACGAAAACCCGCAACGCCGCGACGTTCGAGCCGTCATAGCCGAATTCGAGAAGCGCCGTGGTTTCGGTGGAACGGACGAAGGGGAGGATTTTCGAGGGGCCGTAATATGTGGTGGAGATTTTTTCGAGGCCAGGCCGCATGATCGCCTTGCCGACGGCATAGGGAAATAGGTTCTCCTGGCGCTCCGCGTTGAGGCGCACAGTCTCCTGATCGATGCGGGAGAGTCCCGCGCGAGATATCTCACCAGCGGAAAATGAGTGGATATATGAGTTTACCTTGGCCATGCGTCTTGCATTCCTGGCGGGATTTGATTATGTCTACGCTTGGACCGGCGGCATTGAAGGAAATGCCCGGCACTCAAGTACCATATGCCGCAATTGAACCGCGCAGCGCGGGGAAGGACGACAGGCGAGGGTCACGGGAAACCGCCCCGGCACGCCTGAAAATGGGAACGGGCCACAAGGTATCGCACGTGCCCCGTGGTTTCTGCCGGCGTGCAACAGCGGGTTTCGAGTCCCGCCCGGCCCACACTTCACTAGCGGCGGATCGCAGCAAATGCATTGTCTGAACATCGTATCGGTGAATGGCATCATCCTGAAAAGCGAATTGGCGGACTGCGCCTATTTGCTCGCGGTGGCCGACGCCATAGCTGCCGAACTCGCAAAAAACCAGGAAGCGATTGACCGACTTGCATTAAACACGTTTTTGTACGGAAGTGCGCAACTGGCCATCAATAGTACGGCGTCCGCCCCATCCGGTTGATCCGGTTCGATCCAGCCCGCGAGCGCACCAGCCGTCCAGGAGGCGGCCAGCTTTCCGGGTTGTTCACCGCGTCCCGCTGCTTGGCGGTAAAGAGCGAGGCGCGCGCCTTCTTCTCAAGCTGTTCGATCTTCGTGGCGCTCGCGGCCAGCAAAAGCGGAGCGGCCCGCAAGGCCAGCTGGTCCGCGATTGCCTTGGTAAAGGCAGGCGTCCAGTTCGTGGACGCGTAGCCGTACCCGGTGGAGTTCGAGACGTACTTGATGTAGAGCTGGGAGGCATCGCAGAACAGCGTGCCGCCCTGGATATCGAAGTCAGGCAGCGTCGGGCGGTGCCGGTTATTGTCCGAGATCGCGATCATCCGCACATAGTCGCTGGGGAGCGTGTATCCATAGTGAAAACCCATCGGCGTTGTCGATCCGCCGCAGACCGCGGTGGAGGCCGACGCGGTGGAGAGCGCCGCCGGGCAAGCCGCGAACTTCCACATCCCCGCCTCGATCATGAAGGCGAGGCAATCGTCCCAGATATAGCCCAGCGTCCGCGCCGCCGGCACATTATCCGACGTGGACGCCAGGGGAGAATTCCCCAGCGAGACCATGGCGGCATTAAAGACGCTGAGCTTCGTGGTCATGGGAGCGATCCTTAAGCGGCTGCCTGGGACGATTTGCGCGGCTTGCGGGCCTCGGCGAGCTTGGCTTCGTCCTCGCGGTGCTTGGCTGCTTCGGCCTCGGTCGGCAGGCGCAGGCGCGCCTCGCGCAGGTATCTCTCAAGCCGAGCTTCAGCCTTGCCCTTGGCCTTGATGGCATCCTCGATCACGTCATTGTCGTTGCCGACGACGCGGTAAGTGTCGAGGCGGTCCATGTATTCGACGCGGGGCAGCGGCTTGCCATTGGCCATCCTGACCACTTCGAACTGGCTTTCGTCGCGCTTGAAAATCTCGCGGATTTCATCAGGATGGAACCCCTTGAACTCCACGGGCACGCGCCCGCAGCGCAAGCTGATCTCGATGCCGCCATGCACGATCTTGTCCACGGTCACATCCACGTCGAAGGACCGGTCCGCCGCGATCACCCGGACGATATCCCCTTCGATCAAGGCCTTCGGCCCCGATGCGTGATGCTTCCAGAACGTCGGAACAAACAAATCCTCGAACGACGCACCGTCGCCAAGCACGGTGGAATACCAGCCCCATTCCTGGCCGCCAAGGTTCGGCGAAAAGTTCTTCCAGGCGTCCTGCTTCAGATGGTTGGCCATGTATCTACTACCTTTCGGGCATGAAAAAGCCGCCCGGAGGCGGCTGGTTGATTGCATCTTGGGAAACCCGCCCGGCGCCGGGCGGGAAACCGGAAACGCAAAAAGGGCGGCAGTTGCCCGCCGCCCCGTATTCTTACGACGTGACCGTGAAGCCCTTGAGGGTCGCGGCGCCAGTGCTGACCGTGGTCGTCACCGCCGACACGAAGAGCATGTAGCCCAGCGTATTCGTCGTATCGATGAACATCACCGTGTCGTAGGGCCTCATCCCAAGCTTAAAGCCATTGGTGATGAAGGACGACCCGACCACGGTCGCAAGAGCATCCGTGGTCTTGAAACCCCACACGTTGTTGCCGTACTGGCCGCCGGTATTGAAACCGCCGGCAACAGCCGCCGTGATGAGGAAAGGCGCTTGCGCGGAAGAAACATAAGCCATAATTTTATCCCTCCCTTATGCGTAAGCCGAGCCATCGTGCAGCATCTGCACAATACCCGTGGTTTGCAGGAGGATGGCGCCGTGGAAGAGCGAGGCACGGGACCAGCTAAGATCCTGCTTGCCGTCGTAATCGACCTTGACATCCATCTCGGTGGAGTTGGCCGCATGCCCCATCGCATTCTTATGGTACATGTAGCACTTCTCGGAGGTCGTGCCCTTGCCCGTCAGAGACGGATGCACGAACCAGTTCACGCCCATCCAGCGGCGCATCTGCTTGGCTGGCCCCGCGAAGGGCTTGACCTCGACATAGTCCGCCGAAGAGAACTCCGTCGCCTGCATGAGGTAGCCCTCAAACGACGGGGAGATCACGGCGAACATGTTTTCTTCCTCGGAAAGAGGAACAGCATTGTTGCCAAGGATGGTGCGGGCGTGGATCACCATGGGCAGGTTGGCCGTGGCCGTGCTGCCCGTGGTCGAGGTTGCCGTATCGAGCTGACCGATGATGGTCGTGTCGATATTACGGTTGAGCACAGCCACGGAAGCCATCTGCATGATGCGCTTCTGGTCGCCCTGAGATGCAAAGATATT